TAAAGGTACAAGCTTCTGACGCGAACGAGCTGCACGTCATAGCTTCTATATTAGAAATACAGCCAAGAGAGGTAACAGCGTAATGAAAGACTTACCAGTCATAGAACCAAAAGAAATTATAACAACAATAACCAATATGAAGACAGGCGAAAAATATAAGGATGATGCTGATTGGAAAGCAAAAGGTATACCTGAATCTGAAATAAGAAAAGATGTCAGAGTAATAATGCCTAGCCTTGATTTATTTGGAGAAACAAAATAGAATAGACAAATGGCCATAACAAACGCACAGCAATATCAACAACTTGTAAACCCGCCAATGAAAGGTAAGAAAAGACCTGGATATCGTGGTGATGCAGCTGCAGCAGCAGGTGCACCCGGAATGGCAGGACCAGGACCAGGGGCTGATGTTGGAGATGGGCCAGCTAGCACTGGTGATAGAGGTGATAAACGAGAACAACGTGCTGTTGCAACGACATTAGGTATCTCTCCAACCACTCAAAGTGCTTTAGATGTTGATAGATCTAGAACTAGAACGATCGATAGATTAAATAGAATTGCAACTGTGGAAAATTTAATTAATAGACCAAGCCCTATTGAAAGAGCTAAAGATTTTTTATTAAATAATACTTTACTTGGAAGAGGACTTACAGCATTAGGTACAAAATTTGGCCCTACGACCGCAGCAAATCTTGTAGATCGTTTTGGTTATCCAACAGATGTTCAAGGATTTGGAAGACCCTCTTCTATTGGTCCAACTGGACCATCTAGAAACGAAGAAGGTGAAATACCACTATGGATGCAACTTGGTTATGGTAGTGAAGCAGAATACAATGCAGCTATGGGTAGAGGACTTGCACCAACGGTAACAGAAGATCCACCTGTTAATTTAAATAGAATGGCATATAGACTTATGGCAGAAGGTGGAGTAGCCATGGACGACGAACCACGGCAAGCATATGGATTAGGTAGTATTGTAAAG